TATTAAAAGAGGTAAACAATCAAATTCAATACAAGTCAAACCTTCTTTCAATAGTTCAGTTGACGTATCTCCTTATGAAGGAAATGTTCACGGTAGTTACTATGGTGAAGGATTTAGTGTTTACTAAAGATAAAAGACTGTTCTATAAATAATTCTAAAGTTATATTATATAAAATACATTAAAACTAAACAATGAAATTCTCGAACAGCAAATATTTGTCTAAATTAGCAACAGTAGTAATATTTATTATTTTTATAGTTATTTTTATGAATTACTTTTTACACCATTTCTCATTCAATACGCCCATTATGGGCGTTTATTTGAGTGAGAAAAGTAGTCATCTTTGCGCATCTTTAATGCGAAAAGGTGTAAAAATACAAAAACAAAATGAGGGGTTTACATCAGGGTTTCGTCAAATGTATCGCCCTCACATTAGAAATGCACGTTTAGTCGTTGAAAATTATTATAATAGTTCAAAAAATAATTTGCATCTTATTTTGAAAAAAGTTGGTTTTATGTAAAATAGTACACCTTTAGGAGTGATATGATTATTCTATTTATACTCAAAATATTTATATTTATACTAATCTTCAAGGTCCATGACCTTAAAATAATATTTGTTAATTTTAATATATATATTAAATATATGATTGAAGGAGGGGCTCCACCAACCCAAAATACTAATATATTTACACCTTTATCCAATGGAGTACATTATATAAATCATCATGTAATGTATTTGAACAATAGTAAATTTTTCGCAGGTGTTATAATGATTTTATTAAACGTTGGCTCAAAATTCATTTCTATTCAGTTTAGTAAATCAACAGAAGAATATATGAAATTCTCACTGAGTAAACAAATATTGGTATTTGCTATGGCATGGATGGGTACGCGTGATATTTATATATCTTTAGGATTGACAGCAGTTTTTACAATATTGTCAGAATATTTATTCAATGAAGAAAGTAATCTATGTGTAGTTCCACATAAATATAGAGTTTTACATAAGTTAATTGATACAGATAACAACGGAGATGTTTCTGAAACAGAAATTGCCAGTGCTATGGCACTTTTAGAAAAGGCGAAACGAGAGAAACAGCGAAAGCAACAAAAAGAAGCATTTACTAAATTTGACTTTAATAAATACAACTACGATAAATAATTTTAGTTAAATATAATAAATATATATATTTATACAACATATATATATATATAATATATAGTTGCATGATTAATAAAGTAACTATTTACGGAGAGAGATGTAGTGGTACGAATTATTTAGAAGAGTTGTTGACTGAAAATTTTGATGTTACACTTGTATGGAAGTATGGATGGAAACATTTTTTTGGTTTTAATGACTTAAAAAATAGTGATGATGTATTATTTATAGGAATAGTGAGAAATTTACATGACTGGGTTAATTCACTGTATAAAGGAAAACATCATTTACCAAAAGAAAATACTGACGATGTTAATTCATTTTTAAATAATGAATGGTACTCGGTTGATAAAGATAACAAAGAAATGCTGAATGATAGGCATATAGAAACAAAAAATAGATACAAAAATATATTTGAATTAAGACATGTTAAAAATAAATTTTTAGTTGAAGAAATGCCTAAATTGGTAAAAAACTATTTACTAATAACTTATGATGAGCTTGTAAGCAACTTTGTAAAAACTATGAGAAACATAAAAAATTATAAACTACCAGTTAAAGTTAATATAAAATTTCCTGCAAATATATCATATTATAAAAAAAGAAAAGATAAGTTATTTGTAAAGACTGACAATAATATTGATGGTAAAATTGACAAAAAAACTATAATGGAAAAAGCGAACTTACATTATGAAAAAATATTATTCAAAAATGAAAATTTTGAAAATAAATAGTTTGTGCACTGTAAAATTTATAAATCTATATCTATAAATTTTATTGTTTAACGTTTAATAATAACGTCTAGTTTTATTGTTGTTATTATTTTTAAATTGTTGTTGTCTGAATTTTTGTGTTGTATTTTTTGGTGTCGATGAAGACGACGATGGCAAGTTATTGTAATCAGGAAGTATTGTGTAAGGTAAACCTCGCATATTTGCATAGCTTTTTCTTACTGCATTCCATCGTTGCCTGCATTTTGAATTACTTAAATCTTTACTACTTAATGTAGTTCCTCTTTGTAGTTCCATGTCAATTGTAATGTAATAACTAATGTTTGTTTTGTTAATTTCTTGTGTGTTTATGTTATTTGGATTGGTTGGATTATTTTTTACATAACTGGATACAAATGGTTGTCGATAAGGATTTTGATAAGGATTTTGATAAGGATTTTGATAAGGATTTTGATATGGATTTTGATAAGGATTTTGATAAGGATTTTTATTTTGGTATTGATTGTATCTTTGTGTAGGAAAATTGTACAATGAATTATTATACTGTTGTGGAGCACCACCATTATAGTCGTCATCATCATCGTCATCGGGATTAGAACCTTCATTTTTGATTGCGAATGGGTTGGTTGAAACTCCAAATTTTCTTAAAATAGACGGATTGAAATACTGTTTAACCAAGGTTAAAAATTTACTATTTTGTTTATCATTTGGACTAGTTAATATTTTTCGAAAAATATTATACAATAAAGCCAACATATTATTAGGAAACAGTTGAAATGACGTTCTAGCATTTTCATCCAATATATTAACATAATAACTAGCAAAAACTAAAAATATAATGTAAAAAGGCGGAAATATATTTCCTTCTTTGTTAAAAATAACTTTTTTTACATAGATTTTTTTTTCTGAAAATTTTGGTTCAGTTACTATTTTTCTGAATGTATAGTCAAAAGAAATTACTTCATAATGTTTATTTTCGTGATACAAAAACATATAACGCGTCCAGCTATTATTATTGTTACTTATGTACGGTATGCCTAATAAATTATTATTTTGTTTTTCTATGTTAATTATATTCAAATTCAATATTTCGCATATTGAATCAATGGCAAAAAAATCTGCCCAATAATCAGAACCTTTAATATAGTCCACGTAATTTGACCTATCTATAATTGTAAACGGTTCTTGGAGAGTTTGTTGTGTCATTGAAGTTGGTTTTGCAACTAAAAAATTATCATTTCCAAGATAAATATTATTAATAATATCAAAAAATACATTTTCGGGCATTTGCGGGCTCACATTCTCAATGAAATTTTGATATTCATTTTGAAACTCATTATTTAAAAAATCAAGGTTTGCATTTAAGTATCCATATAAACGTCCGTATTCGGATTTATTTAAATGTGTTAATTGATATGCAACAATTTCTCTCAAACTCATTTGTGTATATGGAATTTTATTACCATAATTATTGTAAATAATTCTGTCTTCCATTGTCTTGCAATTAGCATTATAGTAGTTTATTGCATCAGCTACTGCAATAAAAAAACAATCTCCACCACCTATATTGGAGTTTACTTTAAGTCCAGGTGAAATAGATTCATCGTATGCTGCTTTACTTATATTGTTGGCATTGTATTTTGCATCAACCGCAGTAGTTTGTTTGAATATTTTTACTACCAAATTTTTTTCTTGTTCATTCATATTTTGAAATAATATATTTACCATATCGTAATAGTTTTTTTGTTGAAAGTATGTTTTTAATTGCATACTGCTGCGTCTAGAATACATTAAGGTAGGTGCATTCATAGGTGTAAGGGGACCATATTCAATTTTAAATATTTTTGGTGGTTTATTTGGCGGCAAATTATTAGTATCGCCATTCGTAATTAGTAATGGTTTCGGTGGTTTCGGTGGTTTTGGTGGTAAAATAGGTCTATATGGTTTATTTGTTGTGACAAGTGCAGTAGATGTTGGTGGTGCTGGCGGTGTCGGTGGCGGTCCTACATTTTCAACCCCTTTGGCTACATTAATCGGTCCCGTATAATTTGGTCCATAAAGTATATCTTTGGGTAATATTTCTAATTCTTTTTCACCGCTAATTATTTCATCTTTTACTACAGCATTGTATAAATATGGATCTGTAATTCTATTACTATCCAAGTCAGGTAAATGTTGTATTTTCTTATCAATTTTCCAATCTCCTTTGGTCCATTGTACATCCGCAATTGCATAAGGTTGCTTATTAATATATAATACACCATTTGTTGGAAAAATCGTATCTAAAGTTACTTGAATATTATTATCAACATAGCCTTCATTTGTCGCTTCAAGTAAAGTTTTTGCTCTTACTAATCCATGTGAATTCATGAGTGACTGAAATAAACCTTTGTTAAAAAATTCTTTTACCTGAATTTCTTTTGGTAAAGATTTGATTATACTAGGTTTCAGTTTAACAAGCGGATTAAATTGTACTGCATCGTCTACTTTATCACTTGGAATTGTCATAGAAGGTTTGTATCGAATGTTTTGGTACCCAGGAATACTAGTATTAATTATTATTTTTAATTCATTCGGTATAGGCCCATTATTTTTATTATTATTCATCATATTACTATATTTATAATAATAATATATTATAACTTACTCATAAATTAAAATAAAATTGATTTGTATATTTACAAAAACTTATTTGTAAAAAACTTATATAAATGCTATGACAAATTTATTGATGAACATTAATGACTTAATAGAAGGCACCATTGTAAAACGTCCTTCTAAAATAATTAAATCCCCTTATGTAGCGGATATTTTAACTAGTGAAACAGTAGAAATACTTGGTCATACTGCTTCACTTGGTTGTTGTGGTTTAGCTGATACAGGAGCTAGTATTTTAATGTCAAAAATAAAAACAACAAATAAAAAACAAACAGAAAAACCACATTGTGAATATAGAGTTTATTTATCTGTTTTCATAGACAAAGAGAGAAATCAGGAAACTATTATAGGTATACATCCAAAATTGGCGGAAGATTTGGTGGAAAAAGCATTACGAGAAAATTATCTCTCCAAATTACAAAATATTCGGTGTTTCAAGAGAGAAACAGCAATATATGTAAAAGACCAAGTAGATTCACGATTTGATTTTAGTGGTATTGATGAAACTGGTGTGCCGTTTATTATGGAAGTCAAAAATGTTCCGCTTGCTGATTTTGAAGACGTAACCGCCGTTGAGCGTAAAAAAAAGAACTACGACAATCGCGATTTTAATTCAAAAATTGCTTATTTTCCAGATGGATATCGTAAAAAAACTAGCGATCCCGTAAGTCCAAGAGCATTAAAACATATACGCGAGCTTACGTTAATTAAAAAAGTATCGAAAACTCGTTGTCTTATGTGTTTTGTAATGCAACGAACAGATGTTGCAAGTTTCCAACCTTCTATCATTGACCCTCAGTATAGAGAAGCTTTCTATGAAGCCATAAAATCAGGAGTAGAAATAATTACGCTGGTAGTGAAATGGACCAGAGAAGGAGAAGCTTATTTTGTTATGGATGATTTGCCTATAAATTCAGAATAACTTGATTTATTTCGTGGTATTCCTT